CGCCTCAGTTTTGCTAGGACGCTACCATGCGCCGGATGCGGCAAGTTAGGCCCTAACGAGAGTCATCACGAAGGGCCACATGGGATGGGGATCAAAGCAGGGGACGACAAAACTATACCGTTATGCCGCAAATGCCATGCTTGGCGGCACCAAACTGGCCCTTCGGTATATTTATTGTGGCACGTTGACATAGAAGCTCTTATCTGCAAAATAAACGCTACGTACAAGGCAAAATTGAAAGGATTACAGTGACCATATTGCTGGCGTCAACAAAATGGTGTCAGATTTGCCACCAAATTAACAGCGGGGCGGCGTGGAAAGCCCTGTCATGGGAGGATATGCAATGAAGGTTGGGACAAAATCATTACTTTTCGGGGTGCATCAAGTGTTTATTCATCCTCTTTGGGTGGCGCTGGCCTGGTGGAAGCTCTATGGTTTTCCTTTTGACCCGCGCCTATGGGTGGCGTTCATTGTTCATGATTGGGGGTATTGGGGATGCCCTGAAATGGACGGAGCGGTAGGCGGCCTGCACCCATACCGTGGGGCGATAATCATGCACAAGCTCTTTGACTGGCCGCGCATAATCCGCAGGAAAGGTTATGCGGCAGATCACAATTACACATGGCGCTGGTTTTGCCTGTTTCACTCTCGTTTTCTGGCAAAGCAAGTGGGGCATCAGCCCTCCCGGCTCTGTATGGCCGACAAATTATCTCTTTGCCTGGAGCCATGGTGGCTGTACCTTCCCCGCGCCTGGGCATCTGGTGAGCTGCAAGAGTACATGAGATCGGCACAACCGGATGGAAAACATGGGCACATGGGCCTGATCCAAGTTACGGCAAAGGAATGGTATCAGGCCGTGCAGTCGTATCTGCGGAAGTACGTCGCGGAGCACCGTGACGGTGAAGAAGATCATGTAACGCAAGTTGTGGACCGGTACCGAGGCAAAAGTGGGGTTTAGACCGGCCCCCGCTAACAATTAACAGGATGGAGGAGATATGGCTTTTGAAAAATTGACAGTCAAAGAATGCAAATCTCTATTGCTTGCGGCCAAACATCAATAGTGGAAACAGTCTAAAACGCTGCTGGGTGCTATAGCAAAGTTGGAGAAGACCATCAAACGAGTGGAGACCCCCCATGAGTGACAACGAGTTAAAGGAAAGAGTGGCATTGTGGAAATCCAGAAAAACGTGGGATTTGCTGGGCACTCCTAAAATTATCGAAGAGGCCGAATGGTGCATTGACCATCTTCTTGGGGCTTTTGAATTGGCAGAAGAAGAGGAAAATCAATGCTGCTATGACGATATGTGCGAGGTCTGCGAATACCAGCATAAAATGGCTTCCTGTAGCGCTCAGGACTGCATCATGCACGAGAACTGGCATATCCGGTGGCTAAACGACGCGCTTCTCACTGCGAACGAGATACGTGCTGGACTACAAACCGAGAACTCCGCTCTCAAAACCCGGCCCGCTGGTCGGACGTACTACCACGACAATGCAGCGGTGGAGGTCGAGAACGCCCGGTATAGAGAGGTGCTGGAAAAATTGAGCCACGGAAAGGACTGGGAAGATTCAAGCATTGCTCGTGCTGTTTTACAGGAGGTGCAGGGATGAGCGACAAACGTACAAATACACAACTCTGCAACGCTGACTATGAAAATACATCAATTATTAATGGGCTGAATGATGAGATTGACTGTCTCCGCGTCCAGATGGCAGAGCTTACCAAGGAACGGGACGCGCTGAAGGTCCTCACCGACAAAGAAATATGCGTTGATTGTCTTACCGACCACGACAAAGTTATAGAGACGACCCGGCAAGAAACGGCGCGGGAGATCATAATTTTAATAGATAATAGATCGTGGTTTGATGGGCCTTCTGCATACCTATGCGCTATAGCTGATATCAAAGCTAAGTACCACCTGGAGGATTTATGAGTGGTAAGGCTCCGGAGCAGATGTTTGAAGAGTGGTGGGCTATCGCCACGGATGGGACTCCAATACCATTTATTCACGACTCGGTAACAAGGGTAGTTAAAGACGGTTTCCACGCCGGTCTAGCCGCCGGGGAGCAGAGAGAACGGGCGCGGTGCATAAACGCCGTACAGGATGCCGTAATTAACCCATCAGGGGCCAACTCGGAAGGGGCACTAACCAACAGCCAGGACGCATGGCTGCACGGGGTAAACGACGCCCAGATAGCCATCATCAGCGCCATAAAGGAGTGAAAAAATGAAACTGACTGTAATAATACGCGACTTATCACCATTTATCCATCTTCAAGACCCCTGCAACTACCGAAGCGTGCATATCGACCTCACACCGGAACAACTACATAAACTGGCCATGAGCAGCGACGAAAGTATTGGTCAATGTTTTATAGAAAACGATTAACCCCGCCCATAGGGCCGAAGGGAGAGAAGAGATGAAAATAACTGGCGTAATCCCAGAAGAAGAGGTGTGCCACATCACAAAAGAAACCGATTTAGATAAAGCGATAGGGGCATTCCAACGAGCATATCCAAACGCTGAGGTTATGACGATCGACGGTAAAGCAGTAATTGGGGATTGTGAAAGTTGTGGTCTGCCAATCCTCGAAGGACAAAAGCATTTCAGAGATGATGACGGAATCATCTGGCACAAGACCTGCGATTAACCAACACCCCCGGAAAGGATAGGACATGGATTTCGGACTTATTGGCAAAAAATATGGGCATTTTGGAACAGACGGCGTCGAAATATCGGAATGCTTGCAAAAAAGACGAGGATGGCGTATAGTATAGGCAAAATTGAATAGCAAAAGTCGGCTGCACCCGGCTATGCAGATAATCCTTTTACTGGCATTGCCAGCGAAGGACAATGGCCCCTAGGCGGAATGTGCAGATTCCCTTAGGGGCTTATTGTTTCAGCGGCAAACACCCATTTTAAGGAGGCCGACAATGGCAAGGTTGAAAGAACATGAGGCATGCGTGGGGCGTGGTGGCGACAGTTTTCTTTTTCAGCCCGAAGCAATCAAAGAGCGCCCAGGTTATAACGTCCGCGATATGGATAGCCCCGAAACTCAAGCGCATATCCGTAAAATGGCGGATGCTATCCACGCCGGAGGAACAACCGCATTTCCCCCGATCACGATATGCCAGGAAAACGGCGAAATTTACGTTGTAGCGGGTTATTGCCGTCGCAGGGCATTCGTACTAGCAAAAGAAGAAGGAGCGCCTATTAAGGGTATCCTTGCTATTGCAAACACCCAAAACGAAGAAGAGCGCACGCTTGACCTTCTCAATTCAAACGATGGCCTTCCCCTTAAACCTCTCGAAACAGCAAAAGCCATTAAACGCCTTACAACATTCGGATGGACGGCTCAAGAAATAGCCCAGCGCCGGGGTGTCTCCACTACTACAATTACGAATGCCCTTGCTCTTCTAGAAGCACCCGCTGATGTCGTCCAAATGGTTGAGCAGGGGCAAGTGTCCGCAACGTTGGCGGTAAATACCGTCCGGCAAGAAGGATCGCTGTTAGCTGGCAAAACTTTGCGTGATGCTGTGAAAGTTGCCGAAGATCATGGGAAGATTAAGGCCACCTCCAAGCATGTCAAGCCGAGCCGCCCCCATACTGATTGGTAAACACTGTCTAGGCGGCTGAAAACAGCCCTTGCATTGATTGTACATGCGTCGGGTAATGAAGTCCAGCAGGCAGCGATTGATCTGGCTTCTGAGTTGTTGGATGAACTGCGGGCCTAAAAAGGCGGTGTAATTTGAAATGGTTTAAGCATTTGACCGATTCGCATATTGACGAAAAATTAGCCGCGTTGTTGGCATCCCATGGGGCTGAGGGTTATGGTTTCTGGTGGCTGATTGTCGAGGCGGTTGCGAACCAAATTGGCAAGGACGGAGACAAGTGCAGCGTCTCTTATCCCATGTCATATTGGATGAGATTAACCGGAGTATACCATCTCAAAAAAGCACGTATCTTGTTCGAATGTATGAGCAATCTATCGCTTATCTATGCACAATGTTCGCCTAATGTATCGACTATCTATGATTTATCTATGAAGGATGTTTTAACTATCTCCATACCTAACATATTGAAATACCGAGATGAATACTCTAAAAAATCAGGACAAAAAAAGGAGAGTGTCGGCCCCAAGAAGGAGATGGAGAATACAGAAGTAGAAGTAGATAAAGAAAAACCTACATCATCACCTTCTTACCTAGCACCACTAGAGCAAAAGGCGATGATGACGATCAATGACTTCCGATTCCTCTTCACCGACAACTTCAAAACCGCAATGCCCCCAGGCTGCAACCAACTGGCAAGCGAACTATGCCAGCATTACCCACGAGACGCGATTGTCGAGGCATTCAGAATTTCGGCGGAGCAGGGGAAGAATTCCGTTGCCTACGTCAAGGGGGTGCTGATGGGTAACGGCAAGAAAAAAATTGAAAGCTGTGAGTTTGACATTACCAAGGATTATGAACCGGGCAGCTATTTCGACCTTCTTAAAAAAGATACTCTGGAGCGAAAATGCAATACAACACGCTAAAAGAGGGGCTTGATCACATAGGGAAAACTCATTTTAACCGGGCTTGGTCTATTGATGCCATCAACGCTATCACTGATGACCTCAAAGACACTCAGGATTCAGTGATGGTGCAGATTACAAAGCGCGTATACGCGGAGATTTCCCCTGCTACTTTCCCACCTCTCAGCCGTATTGTGGCAATGGCTCAGGAGGAACAGAAAAAGTTGAACTCTGCTAATTCTCCTGACGAACCTAAACCCAGGCATGTGGTTGACCGAGAGTTTCAGCAACAATTCGGAGGCAATCACGATCAATACGTCAAACGGGCTTGGGCTATTATTGCCATGACCGTTGACTACAGCGTGGGTCGGGACAAACTGGTAGAAGGTTTAGGGATAATGGACAAAACTTATCCTGGTTTAGGGTGGGGTGATTGCCAGATGAATGAAATACGCAAAATTCAGGGGAACCCTGCACATTTCCAAGAACAATCAACATCAGATTTACCGTTATAGGCAGTTAAACAAACGGGGGGTTGACATTTATGGAATACTATGAATTTCTAAAAAATAAAGCTGTTGTGGATATCCCAACAGGGCTAACAGTAATACCTGAATTAAATAAATCTCTCTACGATTTCCAGAGAGATATTACGCGATGGGCATTAAAACGCGGTCGGGCGGCGATATTTGCCGATTGCGGTCTTTATAAAACAGGAATGCAATCAGAGTGGGCAAAACATGTACCCGGTAACGTTTTAATACTGGCACCACTTGCTGTGGCCCCTCAAACTGTAATGTTGGCAAAAAACAATCTTGATATTGAAATAAAATATTGCCGTGACCAAGATCAGGTTAAACCAGGTATATCCATCACTAACTACGAGATGCTTGACCATTTTGATCCATCTTATTTTACAGGGATTGTCTTGGATGAAAGTTCTATCCTAAAATCTTATTCGGGCAAGTTCCGCAATCAGATTGTTGATTCATTCCAAAACACCCCTTTTCGTTTGGCATGTACCGCTACACCCGCCCCGAACGATTATATGGAACTTGGCAACCATTCTGAGTTTTTGGGTGTTATGTCCCGTACTGAAATGCTTGCCATGTTTTTTGTCCACGACGGAGGGGATACCGCCAAGTGGCGGTTGAAAGGCCATGCAAAAAACGACTTTTGGCGGTGGATATGTTCATGGGCTGTTAACATCCGCAAGCCATCTGATTTGGGATATGACGATGGGTTATTCACTCTTCCTGAAATGACCATTGAACAGCATACAGTCAAAGTCGATCAAGCTCCGGATGGGTTTCTTTTCCCAGTTGAAGCGCTCACTCTCCAAGAACGACAGCATGAGCGCAAATCCACTATTGTGGATAGGGTAGCAGAGTGCGCACGGATAGTGGCAGAGAAACCAGACGAGCAGTGGTTAATATGGTGTAATCTCAATGAAGAGAGTGCTCAACTTAAAGCGGCTATTGATGGGGCTGTTGAAGTCAAGGGGGCAGACTCCATCGAACACAAAGAAAAGTCAGTGATCGGATTCCAGGATGGGACCATATCCCGGTTAGTTAGTAAAGCGAGTATGTTTGGCTACGGGTTAAATCTTCAAAACTGCCACAACATGGCTTTTGTCGGGTTGTCTGATTCTTATGAACAGTTCTACCAGGCAGTACGTCGGTGTTGGAGGTTCGGGCAAAAAGAGGCGGTAAAAGTTCACGTAATCACTGCTGAAACAGAGGGCGCGGTTGTCAGAAATATTGAAAGAAAAGAGGCGGATGCTATGTCAATGGCAGAAAATATGGTTGAAAACATGAAGTCAATTGAGACTAAGAATATCCGTGGGGCGTCGGCAGACAAGTCGGTTTACGTTGAAGAATCAGTAGAGACGGAAAATTATACTCTTTGGAATGGGGATTCGTGCGAGATCATTAAACGGATTCCCGATAACTCTATGCATTTCTCAATATTTTCCCCGCCGTTTGCGTCGCTTTATACCTACTCAAACAGTGATCGAGACATGGGTAACGTAAAGAACGATAAGGAGTTTGCAGACCATTTCCGGTTTCTCGTCCCTGAACTCTACCGCATTACCAAGCCCGGTCGTTTATTGGCTTTTCATTGTATGAATCTGCCAACGAGCAAGGAACGCGATGGGGTGATCGGGATCAGAGATTTCAGGGGGGAACTGATACGAGTATTTACAGATAATGGGTGGATATTCCATTCAGAGGTTTGCATTTGGAAAGATCCTGTAACTGCCATGCAAAGGACTAAGGCGCTTGGTCTTCTCCATAAACAGATCAAAAAAGATTCGTGCATGAACCGCCAGGGCATTCCTGATTATCTGGTTGTTATGCGAAAACCAGGGGACAACACCGAGCCTGTTACTCACACAAACGATACGTTCCCCGTTGCGGTATGGCAGCGATATGCGTCTCCGGTATGGGCAGTTATCGGGCAGGAAGAAAAGAAAGTCAGTGCATTTAATGGGGCGGAAAACATCCAACCAGCGGATTATGGAGATGGTTTTTTGCATGTTAGCCAGGACATAAACCCATCCGATACTTTACAGAGATTTAGCGTCCGTGAAGATGCGGATGAGCGCCATATTTGCCCACTGCAAATTCAAGTAGTTGAAAGGGCAGTTGACCTCTGGACGAATCCCGGCGATACTGTTTTTACTCCCTTTGCGGGGATTGGTACTGAGCTAGTTGTACCCCTACAAATGGGCCGGAAATCTTTTGGTATTGAACTTAAAACGGCTTATTGGAAACAAGCCGTGAACAATTGTAAAGAGGCAGATTCTACCACTGCAAAACAACTTTCTTTAGGCATAAAATAAACGCGTCATGGTCTATTATTTATCGAGGCAGTCAAACAACTAAACTAAGGAGGGGGTATGGATAGAGCGCAGATGTTAATGCGGAAATCGGTGGCTGTCACAGCACGAGTCACGATGCAGGGCAAAAAACCTTTTATCGTAAAAGGCAGAGAGCTTAACAACGGGGAATTATGGCTGCCTGAATCTGGCACCTTCTATCTCAAAAATCAGTGGTCTAAGATATGACCGGCAAATACTACCACAACGGCCAATGGAAAGACTGGGACGTGCCAGTTTGGACGGGTGCTAACCACGTAAAAAACCTCATGTCAAACGACCGTGTGCCGCAGATCGTGAAGTTAGAAGATGGTAGTTATTTGGTCAATTCGCTAAAACTATTTGACGATTACAGCGCCAAAAAGAAAGATGTCAAAATGGTGGGAGGGCGGCATGGTTGAAAATAAAATAGTTGACCTATACGGGAACGACGACACGGAGGCCATGTACCAGGCCGCCCTGCGTGCCCCATTGCAAGATAAAATTGAAATGGCAATTGACCTTATCCGCACGTTTGAGAAACAGGCGCTGGCACTGTCGCCGGATGGGTACTATGTCTGCTTCAGTGGTGGAAAGGACTCTATTGTCATGGCGAAGCTGTTTGGGCTGGCGGGAGTGCAGTACACGCTCAATTACTCCAATGTCACCATCGACCCGCCCGAACTAGTGTGGTTTATCAAACAGGAGTATCCGCAAGTGATCTGGCACAATCCTAAAAAACATATATTGCGGCACATGGTTGATAATTATCAGGGGTTGCCGACTAGAGTTATGCGGTGGTGCTGTTCGATTTACAAGGAGCAGGGCGGTAATGGTCTATTCAAAGCCGTTGGAGTAAGAGCCGCAGAGTCGGCGAGAAGGAAAGGGCTTTGGCAACCAACCAGAATAATACCGGGACAAAAGGCTCCAATAATGTCTCCGATATTGTACTGGACTGACGATGATGTGTGGCAATTTATCTACGGGAACAGCATGACGTATTGCAGTCTCTACGATGAGGGCTATCACCGTTTAGGTTGCATCGGGTGTCCCATGAGCGGAACGAAGGGGAGAAAGCGAGATTTTGCCCGGTGGCCGCGCTACGAAAAAATGTGGAAAAAAGCTGCTTTGGATTGGCTGGTAAAATGGCGAGATATCCCCCGTAAAGACGGGTTGCCTCGGAGCAACACGCAATACGGGTCAGTAGACGAATACTGGTCATGGTGGATGGAAGAAGAAAACGTCAACGACACGGACCAGCCCGACTGCCAGATGTGGCTATGGTGAGTATTTTGTAAATACCAACACCCTGCTAAACAAATATAGGGCAGAGAAGCGGCCTGTTAGCCTCTACACGGGGTTGATACCATTCTTAAAAAGGAAAGGGGCCGCAAAGCCCCTTTTTGTTCGTTATATGTGGTTGGGTTATTAGTCCCTCCTTATAGTGGGGCACCGTGCCCGGTGTTGGGTTAGCCGTGGTGTGCCAAAATTGAGCAACGGTCATTGCCGCAAACAGGGCACGGCATGGGTTTACGGCGGCTAGTCACCAGCAGGTTTATTTTGTTGGCCAATTGGTTGCGAGTGAGTTTTTTCATTGTTTTTCCACCTCCATTAGATTGCCGGGGTACCGGCTGTTAGCCAACCATATTAATTGATCTTACAACATATCCATAAGCCACCGCTGTCGTATTGGCTTCTGCCCGTGTGTCGGCTTCTACCTCAATTTTGCCCACATACCCGCTTACAGACGTTTCCACCTCATATAAATGTTTACTGTCCGCTTTTTCTATACGTTTCATGGTGTGGCCTCCTTGTTTGTCCTTCATTGTAATTAGACTTTACCACCGATAATTATCTATGTCAATATTTTTATTTGGTAGGCTGCATTATTTTCTTTGGTGGCATATGTTTCGAGTACCGTCCTGACAAAATCTTTGTTTAATTCCAGCAAATTAGCGTGAAAATCTTCGCTGACTCTGATATAATACATTCGTCGTTTAGAGCGTTCGGATGGCTTCGGGCCTGTTTTCTTTTTATGCTCAACTTTTTTATACATAAACACCTTTCTGCCCGTTACTATGCCACGGGCGGGGCGGCTGTTGTTAAGACCTGAGGACGCTGTTATTACATTCTATCAAGGTGAAATAATCTTTGCATTTGCCACTATCTACAGCACGGGCACAACCTCTGTTATAAGCAGCTCCGTCGTCTTGTCTGTTGTACCTAAACCATTTGTCATAGAAGCCTGCCAGCCTGTCGTTGTATCCGCGTTGTTCGTCGTTTGTAAGTTTCATGATATCCTCCTTGTTTCGTTCCCCATCGTTAACTTAATAATACCGCCATCAATTATATAAGTCAACAAAAATAATTAACCAAGTAAAAATAGTTGCAAACACCATTACAATGTGGTAAGGTAAACTATAATCAGCCGGGCCTCTACCGGGTCCACAACTATCCCGCCGCCGCTCAGTACGTAGCGAATGGGCCTGGATAGCACAGAACCCGGTCAAGCTCAAAATAGGTGGGCAGCTAGCACGTGCTAGCTGCCCTTAACTGGTATGAAGAGACAAAAAACATATTGACTTTTGAATTTATTGTAAAGGGGTTGTCCTGTGTCCATGGACTAGGGGCAAAACAACAGAACCGCATAGAAAGAAAAACCTGAAATGGAAAAGTATAGATTTGGGCCGGAAGACAAAGTGATTTATCAAGGGCTCCCCGCTGTCGTTGTGGGTATACATCCTCACGATGGGTTATTCTGGAAATATGACGTGTTACTGGACGCGTGCCCCTATAAAATTATACCAGATATCTGGCAAAGCGATTTGTGTAGAGGCTGTTGATAACTTTTTTATCCACGCCCAATAAACATGGCATTTTATGGTTATGATTACAATAATATGCAACAAACCGAATAAATACCTTTTTACCTGTGGATAACCTATGAAAAAGGGCGAAAAAAAGAAAGAACCTACCAATAAACCCGTAAACTGCTCTCTCCCTGGGTGGGAACGAGTCAAAGCAGGTGAAGAACCTACCGAAGTAACCAATAATCCCGTTGGTCGTCCTACCGTATACCGTGAACCATTCTGTGAAGTCGTTGTCGAGTGTGGGAAAAAAGGGTTCAGCAAGGCTATGATGGCGGCTGAACTCGATGTTGTTCGGTCAACATTAGACGAATGGTGCAAGGAACATACTGAATTTTCAGACGCCATGCAACGCGCACGCGAGCTTTCCCTTGCATGGTGGGAGTCGCAGGGCATGTCTGGGATATGGGGTGGCAAGGAATTTAACGCACAAGCGTACCGGCTACAGATATGCAATCGTTTCCCTGCTGACTATCGGCCAGAGGCTTCGATCATTGTGAAGGACAAAGGGGCAGAAGACCAGCTTGAATCCCTCAAGGATATTATTAAGCAGGGTGCGAATAGCTTATGATACTCCAACCCTTTGGCAAGAAAGCCCTCCAATTCATCCTCACCCCTGTAGGTCAAGATTCCCGTATTACAATTTTGGAAGGCTCTGTACGGTCTGGTAAGACGGTTGCCATGATCCCCAAGCTGATTAATATGTGCGGTGATGCCCCCCAGGGGTTAGGGGTTATCACGGGCGTATCAAAGGACACAATCTACGATAATATCCTCCGTGACCTCTTCGACGTAGTAGGCACGCGCAACTATCACTACAACCGGCAATCAGGCGAGCTCGATTTGTTTGGGGATGAATACAAAGTTATCGGCGCTAAGGATGAAGGATCTGAAAAATATATCCGTGGTAAGACCATAGCACGGGCATATTGTGATGAGCTCTCCTTGATGCCAGAACGTTTTTTTAAACAGCTTCTGAACCGTATGTCCGTCCCAGGGGCGAGGCTGTACGCAACGACTAACCCTGATTCCCCCTACCATTACCTCTACACTGAATATATCAACGACCCTGAAAAGCTCGCTTCAAAGATGGTTAAAGTTATCCATTTTGAACTTGACGACAATCCGGCTCTTGACGAAGAATACAAGCATTTCATCCGCAATGCATATGCAGGTGTTTATTACCAGCGGTTCATCCTAGGCCTATGGGTAGTAGCCGAAGGGGCAATTTACAAAGATTGCTGGTCTGATGATCTATTATACGATGAAGACACAATACCTATTGGCTTGCGTAGTGGCTACGTGGACAGGTACATCCTTATTGATTACGGGACCACTAATCCCATGCCCTTCCTCGATATGCTGGATGATGGTGAAAGCGTTTGGGTGGATAGGGAATATTACTGGGACAGCAAAAAAGAGGGCCGTCAAAAAACCGATAGTGAGTATGCTGATGACCTAATAGAGTTTATAGGCCCTAAGGAAGACGCCACGATTGTGCTTGACCCTTCGGCAGCATCCTTTGCGGCGGAACTTCGATCCCGTGGCCTTTTAGTACAGGATGCAGATAACGAAGTCCTCGACGGCATCCGCATGGTCTCGGTCATGATGAAAAGAGGCTTGATCAGAATACATAAAAGGTGTACAAACACTATTGGAGAAACAGCAGCTTATGCTTGGGACGAAAAGGCCGCCCTGCGTGGTGAAGAAAAGCCGATTAAATCAAACGACCATTGCCCCGATGCATTACGCTATGGTATCAAAACTAAAATACCACAATGGAGGTTAGCGGTATGAGCCGTAAAAATAAAAAACTACCGGTCACTACCGCGCCTATCCAAACTAATGATGCTGATACTCAAACCCTGGACTCATTCCAAAATCTTATGGCGCGTATCGGCTTTGGCTCCAACAACATCATGGAGGGCACCGATTATCCTCTGACACGCCTATCCCGCGATTACAACCTGATGAATTCGCTGTACCGGTCCCATTGGATTATTCGCAAAGTAATCGACACCATCCCTGATGATATGTGCAAGAACTGGATTGAACTTACCTGCCAAGTATCCCCAGAAATGATAGACAAATACCAGAAGGTGGAGCGCGTTACCCGGACCCGTGCCGCCATCAATGAGGCCCTGAAATGGGGTCGGCTGTATGGTGGGGCGGGCGCGATCATGATGATCAAGGGCCATGAGAATATGCTTGACCAGCCGCTTGACCTTGATCAAGTGATGCCTGGAAGCTATTGCGGTTTGCTTGTACTCGATAGGTGGAGTGGTATCACCCCTAGCGCAGAGCAAATAGAGGATATCAATAGCCCGGACTTTGGACTCCCTGCATCCTATAGGGTGACGACAGAGACAGGCCACTTCTATGATGTACATGCATCACGAGTCTTGCGCTTTATCGGCCGTAACCTCCCTTTTTGGGAGCGACAAGCCGAAGTACATTGGGGGGCATCTGAGGTCGAGATTGTTTTCGATGAACTCAAAAAGAGGGATAACACCTCGTGGAACATTGCCAGTCTAATATTTCTTGCTAACGTACGTGTGCTAAAAATGGGATCATTAGCCCAGCAGCTTGCCGCAAATAACCCCAAGGCACAACAAAACCTTTACAACACTCTGTCAGCGCAAAACCGGCTCATGTCCAACATGGGCATGATGGTGCTTGACAAGGACGACGACTTCGATACTAAGCAGTATTCGTTCACAGGCATCAACGACATATACGAATCTTTTATGCTCGACATGTCCGGGGCCGCCGAAATACCGTGTACGAAGTTGTTTGGCCGTGCGCCGTCTGGCTTGAACTCTTCCGGTGAAAGCGATCTCCAAAACTATTACGACATGTTGGGTGAGAAACAGGACAGCCAGTTGCGCCCCCAGCTTGACAAACTCACACCCGTGATTGCGTTGTCCACCTGGGGTGAGATACCAGACGATCTTGATTTTGCCTTCAAGCCATGCCAGACTGTTACCAGTGAGCGCCGGGCAGAACTTGCCAGCAAAAAGACGACGGCAGTCAACGACACATTCAATGCCGGTATCATATCCCAGCAGATAGCTTTGAAAGAGCTGCGCCAAATGTCTGACGAAACTGGTATGTGGTCAAACATCACTGATAAAGATATCGAGAAGGCCGATGATAGCCTGGAGCCAAAACAGGAAATGGGAATGGGTGGCTTGCCTGGATTCGAGCCTAATAAGCCATCAGATAAGGCCGATGAATGAATAGCATCTGGCAACCAAAGCGCAGAATAGAAGAACAGTATAAGCGGATGCTTGCCAGCCTATTCAAGCGGATGCTTGTGCTGGATTTCACCCATCCGTTTGAACTCACGCAAAACCTACGTAGTTTATCCCTTTCCCAGGCGTTCAACGATTTCACTCGATCGGCTGCTGTCAAGATGATTACCGGGCTTGTTGTAGAAGGTGCCAAGACGTGGCGTGCTGCTGCCCGTGAGTCCATGCAAGGGCAGCTCATATATGATATGTTGCGCAATGAGATGAATGGTCCTATAGGCTATGCAGTGCAGTCTATCATCACTCGGAATGCAGAGCTTGTGTCAACCTTCCCACTTGCTATAGCTCGTGAGGTAAATGACTATGTCCTGCAAGAGTCCCAAAAGGGCAGACGGTCAAGCGACATTGCCGATGAATTGAAACAACAGTTCCCGCAGATTGCAGACAGCCGTATCAATCTGATTGCTAGAACAGAGACAAGCAAGGCGTCAACGGCGCTTACAAAGGCCAGGGCAGATAGCCTTGATCTTGACTGGTACGTTTGGCGCACGTCCCATGATGCCCGTGTGCGTGATTCCCACAAGCACATGGAGGGCGTAATCATCAATTGGAGAGAAGCCCCTAACCCTGAATTACTTGATCGGCAAAATAAGAATTACGGTACATATCAAGCGGGTGATATATGGAATTGTAGATGTTATCCTGAGCCGATCGTGCGCCTCGATATGATCAGATTCCCGGCTAAAGTGCATATCGGTGGTAGTATTATCACTATGAATAAAGGCCAGTTCCAAAAATATGCGGTGATGTACCAACAGGCCGCATAAATGTGTTGTTTTTTAACTCACTTTGTGATAATAGAGTAACACAATAAATCAGGTTCGCCCAACATCCGGCCAGATGGCAAGCGACGCAAGCGCATTAAAAGACGCCTCAGAGGGCTCTGAACCTCTCGGCGTCTTTTTTTGTGGCCTACACACAGAGTATATTGCAACACAAATATATTTACCCACAGCAAAAGGAGAACCCAAAATGAAAGACCGTATTTCAAAGAAGTCAATAGCATTCGTCGTGATCTTCCTGGTACTCGGTTTTTGCGTCGGTGGCGCTTTTGCCATTGTGGACGGGAACTATAACGTCGCCAATACCGCCTTGAACCCCGTGGCGGGTACTATCGTGAAGGGGGCGGCTATTACCCTTGGTAATTATTCGTCCAGCACGGAAGTCAACCCTACGCCTGCTATCAGCATGTCAAGTCACAGGGCCGGGTCGTTGCAGGTTACGGTGACAAGCGGCACCACCGCACATTGGTCTGTTGCCGTGCAGAGTGCACCTTCTACCACTGGCACGTTCAGTACGCCCTTTGTACAGCATGCTGATGGTACTATTACGGCATTTACCAACATGACCACGACAGCAACCCGCAGTTTTCACATTGTTGGTCTGAACGATAATGCCGTCAAATTCGTGACCACCTTGAAAAGTGGTGCAGGCAAAGCAACGCTGACTTTTACCCCGGCTGAATAAGGTTTACCAATGGCTATCGCGTATTATGCTACCAAAATCAGCGACAACATTTCAAAGACTCCAGAGGGGTTTTTGATAGCGCACAACGTGCCTGTTGGTCGTACAGGGTGGCAGGAATATGCATCTGAAGAGATTGGGGCAGATGAGCCGGGTATTGTTCAGGTATGGAGAGACCCTAAAGAGGTATTCCACCCTGCAACAGTTGCAAGTGTAGAGGGCAAGGATATAACAGACCTTCATCCCTCGCAATTGCTCGATCCCAATAATCATGCTTCATATTCAAAGGGCCATGCCCAGAACAGCAGAAAGGGCACGGGCGAAGATGATGACAAGTTGCTTGCTGACCTACATATCAAAGATGCCAGTCTGATTTCCAAGGTAGAAAACGGGCAGCGGGAAGTGTCCCTTGGCTATATATGCGATTACAGTAAAATAGGCGAAGGGAAATATGAACAAAAAAACATCCGTATCAACCATATTGCTATTGTCCCACATGGCAGGGCCGGAACCCAAGTCGCTATAAGAGATCACAAACCAGAGATTAAAAAGGAGACAAAAATGGCTTTCAGCGTAAAACACATTTTCGGCCTTGGCTTGAAAGAATTCGCCAAAGATGCCGAACCGGAAGAGGTAGCAAAGGCATTTGAAGCAACCTCGAAGGGGGAAGCTCGTAACGAAAAGCGCAATGAAGATGCTTGCACAAAGGACGTCGATACTACCAACGAGAGCAACACCAACGAGCACGCCGAAGCGATGAAGCAGATTCTGGAAGAGATCAAAGGCATTTCCGCCAGGATGGCAAAACTCGAAACATCGGAAGCTGGCGAAGCGGCAGGCCCGGAAGAGTCCCTTGATGCTTTTGTCAAAGAGCTCGAAGAGGGCAAGAAGGAAGAGACTGGCGACGCCGAACTGATTCCCGTCGAAACGTTGGCCGGTGAAGAACTCCCGACCAATCCCATTCCCGGAGCCGATTCCAATGCCGCTATTGCCGCTATCAAGGCGATGCGCCCGGTAATTGCTGCAATGCCCGACGGCCCGGCAAAAAGGAAAGCTTGCGATGCTCTGATAGCATCTTTCAAAGCTCCCAATAGCCAGAAGGCTTCATATGGTGACTTGCTGAAACTGAAACAAGCCCAGGACGCCAAACGGACTGATGATACTGATTTCGGCAAAAGCGCCAAAGAAAAATTCCACCGCAAAAACATTTTGCATTAAAAGGAGATAAACATGCCCGGTTCAGCTATAGGCACTCAAATGAATATCGGTTTTCCTGGTTCATACAGCCGGAACGGTGATTGTATCATCGCAAACCGGCTGGTTAAATCGGCGGATGCCGCAGGCCCCAAATTCGGCGCAGGTGTTGTTCTTAATACGGATAACACGTATTCCGATATTGCTGCATGGATTGCTGCCGGAGGTACCCTCACCGCGGCTGTTTTTGCTGGTGTGGCCGTCCGTGAAGTTCAGCAGTCCACGACCTACGTCACGCAGAGCGCCGGTCAGTACTCACCCGGTAATGCCTGTGATGCCCTCGAACGCGGATCGGCTGTTGTCAATTGCCTTGTTGGCACGCCCACCGCTGGCGGTGCCGTCTACATGCGCAAAACTCTGAATGGTGCGATCCCTGCCGGTATTGTCGGCGGCTTTGAGGCTGCCGCCGATGGTGGCAATACTGTCCAGCTTACCAATTGCCAATGGACTACGGGCGCAAAAGATGCGAACAACGTAGCCGAACTTACCATCCTGACGCGGATTGCACCGTAACGGAGAAAGGAGAGCAAAAACAATGGAACTTGTAACCAATGTAAACAAAGCAACAATCGATGCCATGCGGAACGGAAACGCTTTCAACGCTCTGACTTTCGACGCCGCGACTTCAGGGGGGCTGGCTTTTCTCCAGGGTGAACTTGAAAAACGTGATCCCAAGGTTCGCGAGCCGCTGACCTCCGTCACGTGGATGCGTGATATCGTATGTAAGAGCGGCGGTGGATGGGTCGATTACACGTCAACCTTCAACGTCAATTACGCCACGTCTGGCCCCAATATGTACGGCCTGATGGGCGGTCAGTCCAACAGTATTCCCCTCATGCAGGCGGATATTGGTAAAGACCTCTACCCCGTATTTGGGTGGGGCAATATCCTGAAAGTGCCTTATGTCGATATGCAGAAAATGCAGCAAGTTGGCCGCTCGCTTGATGACCTGCTTGACAAAGGTATTCGGCTTAACTGGAACAAAACCCTTGACCTTATGGTCTACCAGGGTTTTGCCAGCAACCCCGGCTTGCTGAATAACACGACCATCACGGCTATTGCGGTACCCGCCGGCGCTTCGACTCTTCGGACATGGAAAGATAAAACTCCGAATGAAATCCTGAACGACGTCAACACAATGCTGGTCAATACGTGGGCGGCGTCGCAGTACGACGTTTCAGGGATGGCAAACCAGATTCTGATCCCGCCCGCACAGTTTGCCTACATCTCCACCACACTGGTTTCATCGGCCGGTTCGGCGTCTATCCTGACCTACCTCCTCGAAAACAACATCGGAAAAACCCAGGGTGTGGATGTCCAGATATATCCCTCTCGCTGGTGCATCGGTGCCGGTGCCAATGGTACGGATCGTGCCCTTGCCTATGTCAACGACGAAGATCGCCTCTACTTCGATCTGACCGTGCCTATCCAACGTGCCATGACCCAGCCGGACGTCAAGGAAGCCGCTTACCTGACTCTCTATGTGGGTCAAATCGGTGTGCCCAAGTTCCTGTATACCCAGCCCGTTGGTTATTTTGACGGCATTTAAGAAAGGGAGATCATGCGAATCTTTTCAAAGAAAGCATATGGGTTTATCAAGCCTGGTGCTGACAAGCTCGACAAAACCGCAGGTATCATGGTCCCGGAAGTTGTGCGTACAACGACGGGGGATTTCCAGGATGTCCCCGATTGGTGTTCCGATGACCAGATGTTCAAATGGGCTCAGGCCGATGGGGATATTGAAATCATCCAGGTAACCCCATTTGTTGCGGGCAAGGCTGCTAAGGCTGATACGGAGAAAACGGCATAATGCCATCCCCAGAGTTCGACAACTGGATTGATAGCCAGTACGGCTATGAAAGTTACGCATTAGAGGGGAGCGTTACCGATGCGGCTAATATCCGCTTTGGTGATAATCCCCCTTATGCTGTAGCTGACTTTCAGGCTTTTTATTCCCAGTTTTCGGTTGCTCTGTTTCCTCTTAATGGTTCGTCACCTAATCCCATTTTACAGACATTTGTTAATTTAGCAAATGCCACAGTATCACAGGTGCGGTGGGAAGATGCGTGGCTCATGGGTATGAATCTTTTTGTGGCTCATTTCGCAACGCTTTATCTTCAATCTTTAGCGCCCACAGACGCAAATGCCAAAACAGTTGTTTCTATGGGTCTAGCTAAGGGCATACAGGTATCAAAGGCCGTGGCTGATGTATCGGTAAGTTATCAACCCATTGTCACGGGATGGGAGCAATGGGGGTCGTGGAACCTAACAACCTACGGCCAGCAGTTTATAACGTTTGCCAAGATGATTGGGGCAGGCCCAATGTACATATGGTAAATTCATCCTTGAAAATAACCGATAACACGGCAAAAATTCTTGAGGCATTTAAGGAACTGCAACATATGCAGGTATATGTCGGGATACCCGAAGCAGATAACACGCGCAAAACGGGGGAAGTCGGTAACGCTGAATTGCTTTTTATCCACACAAACGGTTCACCCATGAAACGCATACCTGCACGGCCGGTAATAGAGCCAGCAATACAGGCCCATGGCAACATTGAACCGATTCAAGACGAATTGAAACAGGCAGTAAGTGCCACATTATCAGGCAATAAAGCCCTTGCAATAAAGTATCTCAACCGTGCGGGCCAGATTGGGCAGAACGTGTGCCGGGAATGGTTTACTGACCCGCGAAATGGGTGGGCTGCAAATTCAGATATTACCGTGCTCAGGAAGTTGTCCAAGATAAAAGGTCCAAAGTATAAAGCTGCAAAGGCCGCTTTGGCCGCAGGTGAAAGTATAGAAGGAACCAACACCCCTTTGATTGATACGGCGCAAATGAGAAAAGCCATTACCTACGTGGTATCGTCAAATGATTGACGTTTCCGAGCTAATTGGTGATCCTGATTTTGAACAGGGCTACACCGTGACACGATCATCAGGGGATTTTGGAGCCGGAGGATGGAAAGAAAACACACCTGTGTCTATTCCCATGAATGGGGTGATCACGGTTGCCAGATTTAAGGATTTAAACCAAGTTCCAGAAGCCGACCGTGTCACAGGTGCAATGCTCTTTTATAGCACACAAGAGATTTACGTTACCCACAACGATGCCAGTAAGGGCACATCGGATGTTATCACATGGAATGGCGATGATTACCGGATAGCTTACATCTGGCCGTATGTGGACTACGGGTATTGGAAGGCCTACGGAGTACGTAAACGTGGCGACTGATATTGACCTCACCATAGATGAGTTTGGGACTTTATTTCAATCTCTGGTTATGTCCATTTTGGGACTTGACCCAACAATATGGAATGCATACCAGGCGGCTTTGACTGGGTTGAAAACTGTAGCCATCACCCCATCAAATGCTGGGACTGGATACCAAGTTCTAGATATTGTCAACGTAACTAGTGGTATAGGTGGGAAGTACACAATAGACACTGTTGATGGGAGTGGGTCAGCCCTCACCGGTCATATAAGCACTATTGGAACTGGGTATGCTCTTGCAACAGGCGTGTCTACTACACTAGGCCATGGGTCAGGGTTAAAGCTTAATATCACAGCAATTAACCCATGGGCGGATGCCACACCTTCAAACCCTTATTACAACGTGAGGCTTGCATGGCCTACAGAGGGCGCACCCGCATGGAAGATAAATGAAGATATTTGTTTTTTGCAGTGCATAGAACTCGATGATGAATATAACCGGCAAAGAGAAAGAAAATTTGATCTTGCCAATAGCAATCAAGCGACAAGCTGCACAAGGGTGATGCAAGTATCATACATATTTTATGGTCCAAATAGCTTTAAAAATGCAAAAACCATAAAAGATAATATTTTTTACCAAACAAATCATGACACGCTTGCATCTAACAATTTGTTTTTAATACCCAGCATCCCAGCGGCAACAAGATCCCCTGAATTATTTGAGGGTCAGTGGTGGGAACGCACAAACATGATTATGAAATTTAACGAGCTTATCGTTTCTAATACAACAATTGAGTCCATAACCAGCGCAGAAATTATAGTTAAAAGTTCAACACAGCAACGGATAATTGATGTGAACCCAACATAAAGGAGTAAAACTATGGCAACTCAGAACCTCAATTCAATTGTCAACGTTTCTGTGATCGTTTCAGCAACCGCTGCCCCGCGAAGTAATTTCAATGAGTTTTTGATCATTGGAATATCAACCCACATTAGTACGTCAACCCGGCTGAAAAGATATACGGCCCTTGCCGATATGCTCACTGACGGGTTCATCAGCACCGACCCCGAATACGAAGCCGCAACTCTTTTTGTTGGGGAGCTTTATAACAAATTCGGGACTGGGGCATCGTTCCAACTTTGGATCGGCACGCAGGGCAGCGGGGAATCTGCTTTGCAAGCGATTGAGGCATGCCGGGCGGCAAGTAGTGAATGGTATGTCGGGATGGTATGCGGCGCCGCAAAGGCCGACCACGAAGCGATAGCGGCATGGGTAGAATCAACATCTCCGGCGACACTGTACGTGTTTACTACAGCTGATGCTGATGTCCCAACAAACACAGCAGGTAACGTTTTTGCAACTCTCCAAACAGCAGGATACAAGCGGACCATGGGGATTTATTCCACCACTACGCTGTACGCTATATCGTCCCTTATGGGTTACTCAATGGGTCAGAATGCCCAAATCGGGAGTGGGGTGGCGAACAGCGCTTATACCCTTAAATGTAAGCAAATGACAGGGGTAACGGTCGAATCCTTGACCTCTTCTCAAATCAGTATTATTGAAGGGATCAACGGGAATCTTTATCTCAATTACGGCAATTATTATAATATTTATGAACAAGGCGTCATGGCCGATGGAAGTTTTTGGGATGAGGTCGTAAATCTCGATATCCTCACAAGCAGAATGCAGCTTGCAGTAATGGACTTACTCTACCAGAACGCAAAAATACCCCAAACGGATGGCGGAATTACCACCATTCTTGGTGCAATTAACAAACAGTGCGATACAGCCGTAACTACAGGTTTTATCGCCCCTGGACGATGGAATGGTGCGACTGTTCTGAACTTAAAGGCTGGCGGAACTCTGCCCAAAGGGTACTTGTCTCAATGTGAGGCAATATCCAACCAATCGGAAGCCGATCGTCAGGCAAGAAAAACACCTCCCATCTATGTTGCTATTAAAGAAGCTGGCGCAATCCATTTTGTGCTTATCACCCTTTACGTAAACCAATAAGGAGTTAAAGCATGTCAACTACTACGTACAGTTTTTTGGATTTGTCCGGTTCAATAGCACATCCAACTATCGGGACATATCTTTTTGCCGGGGAAGGTGTTGGTGAAGTCAACATCACGATGGCTACGGAAAAAACGGCTCATGATGTTGCCGCTGATGGCTCTGTGATGGTTTCGAAAATAGCAGGTAACAACGGGTCAATCACGATACACGCTCAGCAAACAAGTGAGCTTCATAAGTGGTTGCTTGACTGGTACAATGATCTTATGTCCGCAGACACGTCCGAATGGGCGCAGACTGGGGCAACTCTCCGTAATGTGTCGGATGGCACTAGCCATGTGTGTACCGGCATTTCTCCACAAAAAATACCGGATAAAGCCTACCAGCCGCAGGGCCAGAAAGTCACATGGGTTTTGATGGCTGCCGACATTCAGAGCCAGACCGCTTAATATTAGCAAAATAAAGAAAGGGTTATCATGGCGAAGCGAGAAACCTACAAAGATGTCGAATTATGTGGGAGGAAATGGAGAGTCGCAAAATTTGATGCTCTCACTGGGTCATATATTGCCTATAAACTGATGAACCTTCTTTTGCCTCTGGCTGGCAATATGCCAAGCGATATTGGATCTGAATCAGGGATATCGGGTTTTTTAAGCAAAGGGCTTCCCACCATGTCACGGGAGGACTTCACCGCTTTGCAAGTTGATTGTCTTAAAGTATGCAGTGAACTAGCGCATGCTGGCAATGTGGTCACACCTATACCTGTGATGATGGCGAGTGGTGCATGGGGCGTTGATGACATTGGAGAAAATCCAATGATTGCCATGGGCTTAACAGTCCATGTTTTGGTGTTCAATGTCTCTGGTTTTTTCGACGAGGGGGTATTGACGGGGTTATCAGAGAAAATGCAGGCTATGAACCCCTTCAATGCCCAAACCTCGACAACTTCGCCTACGCCCCAGTCATAGCAGGGGATTGGAAACAATATGAAATTTGGGACGGAAGTTATAACCTCGACGACTTGCTGAACTGGCACGAAATGGCCGTGGTTAAATCGGAAAATCTCAGACGTCAACATGAATGGGATGAGATGAACCGGGAGGCGTAAATGGCTAGCGGAATGAATGTTATAAAATCATACCTCGTAAGCCTTGGATTCTCTCTTGACGATGCTTCATACCGCAAGACGATGCAGTCCCTGGACCGTTTTACAAAGACTGTCCAGGGGCATACAGAAGGTATTGCAAAAGCATATGTAACCGCAGGGGGGGTTATCGTTTCCACTCTTACGGCTATTACCTCAGCCACGGCCACAATGGTCGATAAGACCGCGCAAGCAGACCTTACTTACCAAAAGTTTGCCATGCATATGTACATGGCAAATAATGTCGCAAAACAACTCAAAATCACCACGGATGCTCTAGGCGAATCTCTTGACGATATCGTATGGATGCCGGAACTTAGGGGCCGGTGGCAGTCTCTTATGGCGCAGTCGCGTCAAATGGAAACGCCGAAGGATGCCGAAGGACAGTTAAAATTTATTCGAGATATCCGCTTCGAATTCACTCGAATGAGGGTAGAAGCCACCTATGGGATGCAGTGGGTCACTTACTATCTGGTAAAATACCTTGATGGGCCTTTAAAATCCATGCATGAGGGGTTGAAAAGATTCAATGACTGGGTACAAAAAAACATGCCAAAATGGAGCGAAGTTATTGCTCATTGGCTAGCTTTATTTATTAATATGGGTGTCCATGTCGGTAAATTCTTCATGGGGTTTATCCACCTCTTGGAGAGGTTTTGGAATGCACTAGGGGCGGGTGGCCGCGGTATAGTTGTTTTTGGGGCCATCGTGGCCGCTGTATTTGGGACAGGTCCTGTTGGGATGGCCCTTGCTGTCTTGTCGGCTTTGGTGCTTTTGATCGATGATTATATGGGCTGGATGGAAGGGCGTAAATCCTCTAACATTCTGGCCCCATTTTGGAAAACCTATGCAGGGGTATTCCAGGACATTGCAAAGGCAGCTGGCAACGCTGTTGAAGGTATAGCTCACCTTATAGACACTATTCTAGGTGGTGGTGGTAAAATAGAGGGGTGGCTTGGGACTCACAAGATTATTGCAACTGTCTTTAAGCTCGTGGCAACCGCTGCAGAATTTACCGCTGGTCATGTAGACCAATTAGGGCTCATGTTGCAAGGCAAAAGTACCGAAGAAATAGGAGACGCTGGTCGTGAATCTATAGAGCGTATAAAGGGCCTTTGGGGGATTGGAAACGCCGAATCTGGTGGAAATTATAACGCTGTCAACAAGGATTCAGGCGCAAGCGGCAAATATCAGATTATGCCTAAAAATTGGGGGCCTTGGTCTAGAGAGGCGGGTTTGCCCGCTGGTTCGAGCATGACACCTGCCAACCAAGAAGCTGTTGCACATTTCAAATATAACCAGTACCGTAAAAAATATAAAGATGACCGGCTTGTGGCAGCGGCATGGTATGCCGGAGAGGGCACTGCTGATGCTTTGCGATCCGGGGGGAAAGTAGATATATTCAAAAAGCAGGGTACCTATCCGTCCATAGACGAATATATATATAAAACAACGGGTAAACATTGGTCTACGGGAAGCGGGTTTAAATCAGCTTTTAACAACGGTTTTGATAATTACAATAACATTACCAGCGGTGTGCCCCAATCTGCATATGGTGGGATACAAGGTGGCAACAGTGTCCATACTGAGTTTGGAGACGTCAATGTCCATGTGACGCACCCCAATGCATCCCCGGAACAAATATATACAGCGACGCTTCAAGCTCTCCAAGATGCCACAGGAGCAAAAACAAAGCGCCAATTGCGTGACGCTGGGAGCGTTTTCCAATGACGTCAAGCACTTATATAACAACAGCTCAAGCCGGTTCTACACTTGCCACCACATCATCCACAGCATACCGTCCATCAGAATGGGACAAACCTGAATTAGTCTATGCTAAAACTGATGTAGGGGGGTATTTTTTCGATGCTATTATCAGGGCTGATCATACTTCGACTTTACGAATGACCGAACATCCCGTTCAGACGGGGTCAAGCATAGTAGACCATGCTTTTAAATTACCAGACCATTTAACCCTTGAAATAGGTATGTCCGATGCTATGGATAGATTTGTATCTAGTCAGTTTGGGGATAATACCTCAAAATCAGTATCGGCCTACCAAACACTCAAGGGATTACAGAACGATAGGACGTTACTCACTATTCAAACAAGACTAAATAAATACTCAAATATGTTGGTAGAAAGTATCCATGCTCCTGATGATTACAAGACAAGAGACGGATTGAGGTGCACAGTAGCTTTTAGGGAAATAATAATGGCCACAGTGACAACTACATTAGTTTCTGCAAGGCCAAATGCGTCACAAACATCATCTAAAACTACAGCTCAGCCCACAGAACCAAGCAGTACGGTTTTAGGAACAGCCGAAAAATCACTATTTGGCAAAACTGGGCATGGATCATCAGGTACTTGGTAATGGCTCAAATTGTCCCACTAACATCAGATCCAAACCAGATTATAAATACTACTCTATCAATAGATGGAGCTAATAAAAACGTCCAATTAGGTCTAAAATACAATGAAATGGCTGGATATTGGGTTTTATCAATTACCGATCCTAGCACGCAGGAATTGCTTTTAGATTCACTTCCTCTTATCACTGGGGAATACCCTGCTGGGAACTTATTGGGACAATATGCTTATTTAGGACTTGGGGCTGCAACCCTTGTCAATGCGGGCAATGTTGATATGGATTATCCTGATGACACTAATTTGGGAACTGATTTTCAGCTTATTTGGGGCGACACTATATGAGCAACCCTTATTTTTTGAGAAAATATAGAGTCAGAGTAATAGATGGCAATGATGTTGCTCTTGATGTTTCTGATCTAAGAGTAAAATTCAACATCCAAAGGGTAGGGTACCAAGCCATAAATTACGGAGATATAGAAATTTACAATTTATCGGCTCAAACCGAGGTGGATATAGTAAAATACGGCATGAGAGTAACAATTGAAGCCGGTTATGAAAACGGCCAGTATGGTAAAATATTTGATGGAGATGTTTTTCAACCTCTTTGGGAGCGTGAACAGGTTACAGATTATAAATTAACTCTCCATTGTTTTGATGGTGATTCCCAACTAAATAATAACTTCATAGGTATGACTGTCCAGGCGTCACATGATCAAAGAACTGATCTTTTGGCTATTATGGAAAACGCAAGAAACACTTTTGGTTCTGGGCAAATATCCAGTGATATTAGTTCAATAAAAATGCCAAGAGGGCGCGTTTTCTTTGGGATGCCTAAAACTCATTTCAGACAGATCGCCAGAGCTAATAATGCACAATGGAGTTATCAGGACCGGCAGTTGATGATGTCAAAACTAACGGATGTTCCACAAGGGGAAGCCCTTGTAATATCCCCAAGCTCTGGATTAATAGGGTCTCCCCAACAGACGCAAGACGGAGTTCAATTCCGGACGTTGCTGAACCCTGCGGTGTCAGTACAATTTCCTGCTATGCAGGTTAAGCTTGACATGGCTTCTATCCGTCAAGAAAAAATACTTATAGGCCAATTGCAAACTAGACTCGACCAGGATGGATTATATTACGTAGCTGCAGTTAACCATATAGGGGATACACGAGGTAATGAATGGTACACTGACATAACAGGATTTAACACGTCCACGGGTAAATTGGCAGCGATGTATGAATCAGCGGCACAAAACCTAAATTAATATGATAACTATACCTGAAAGATTAAGCATTGAAACAGAAACATGGCGGCGGCTACTTGATAACCAGGCGGCTGAGATGCACTTTGCCAAGCCCGGAATTGTGCAAAGTTTTGACGGCAAAAATACTGTAACAGTGCTTATTGCCATTAAAGAAAAAATACTTCAAAATGATATGACTATTGATGATGTGTCATATCCCATGTTAGTAGATGTTCCGGTGATCCAGCAAAGATCGGGAGGGTTCAAGGCAACAATGCCTATAAAAAAAGGCGATGAATGTCTTGTTATATTTGCTGATATGGGGATCGACTGGTGGTGGCAATCAGGAGGCGTACAGAATAAAACAGAAGATTTGCGCCGCCACGATCTATCCGATGGATTTGCTATATTTGGGCCTTGGTCAAAACCAAATGCGCCTGGAACGTATCCCAGCAATGCGGCCCGAATAGGTAAAGATGACGATTCAGCTTATTTTGAAGTAACCGAATCCGGACAAGTCAATATCAAAGGGCCATGCACTTTTTTAAACAATGCTACTTTTGAATCGGCTATAATAGACAAGAACGGTATTGACCATACTACCCACCAACATTCTGTTGTGGGTGTGCAGGGCGGCTCTGCGACCATAATAACAGGAGTGCCAGAGACATGAGATATCGTGGTTTAGATTCAAATGGTGATTATGTGTTTGGAACTGGTCAAAAGGTCTTTCTGACCAAAGCCCAATCGGTAGCACAGGCGCTTAAAACCACTCTTCTTTTTTTTAAGGGAGAATGGTGGGAAAATACAAACGATGGGACCCCGATGTTCCAATCTATTTTGGGGCAAGCTGGGGGGCAAAAAACTGCGGTAGACCGAATATTACAGGAAAGAATTCTAGGTGTTGAAGGAGTAACCGGAATATCCAATATGAGCACATCACTTACCAATAGACAATACTCATTTTCTGTTGTAGTATCTACGCAGTACGGGAAAGTGGTGGTTTCAAATAGCTCTAATTCTATACCTGATTCATCGGCATTCACTATTTTGAGTGGGA